TTCAAGGAAGAGACCGACATCAACGTGATCCTGGAACGGTTCATGAGAGGCGGCGATGCGCCGCCACCGGTACTACCGGAACACTTCATGGACCTGACCCAAAGGCCAACGTACTTCGACGTGGCACAGCGCATCGCAGAAGCAAACAAAACCTTCTACATGCTCGATGCCGAAACCAGGGCCAAACACCTCAACGATCCCAACAGATGGGCGGACGAGGTAGTCCAGGCAACAAACCGAGGGGACAAAGCAGCCCTCGAAGCACTGGGAATCGAAGTACACCTAAAGCCTCAGGAGGACGCCAAGGCGACGACATCTCCAGCGGGAGGTAGTCCACCCCCGGAAATCGCCAAAGCGCCTTCTGAGGCCCCCAAAGGGGCCCCAAAGACTGACAGCGGCAACTAACGCCGCGTGTCAGTCAGCACACTTACAGCAAGGAAGGAAGTGTGCTAAAACGCTCTCGCCTCACCCAACCTCGTTGGTCCGAGCAAGCGAGAGGCAAACGGAGGGGGCCGAAAGGCCCCCTTTCTCATTGACAGACGGAGAAAAACATGCGTCACAAAATGAACAAACGCGCTGGCGCGCGATCCTTCAACCGCTCCGCGGGAAGAACCAAAGCCATCAACAACAACCCGCGAATGATGCGGGGAGGAATCAGGCTCTAACTATGAAAAACAAACACCCCGGATCGATTCTGACCGAATCGGCCGTGAACGGAATCGAAGAAACATACGACCAAATCCGAGAACACCTCATGGACATCTGGCCAGAGGAACAAGCGAACGCAATCGCAAAGAAAGAAATAATTTCGTACCTAACCAAGCTACTCAACGAATGGTGAAAACATGCCCTGTTACAAACCAGGGACAGGGCGACAAGCGCCAAACGGGGACGTGACCTTCTACGGTCACATACAAAAAGCGACGGGCCGGATTCCTCCGGCCCCGTCTAACTACAGAGAATTCCCGCTACCATGCGGGAAATGCATTGGATGCAAGTTGGAGCGCTCCAGACAATGGGCGGTCCGCCTCATGGCGGAGGCCCAACTACACAAGAAAACAAGTTTCATAACATTAACTTACAGAAATGAAGAACTCCCCCTAGCCCGGGCGACGAGTTCGCAAAGCCTCACCGTCGCCCGGGACGTCCGCCTGGGCTCAAGGCAGCAAGTAGATAGGCGCGCACGGACGGAAACGCCCACGCGCGAAGAACAAGAATGGTACACCTTGGCCAAGGCGGACTTACAAGGATTCACAAAACGACTAAACGAAGACGTACGAAGACGCTCTTCAAGGGGAGTTAAATACTTCGCATGTGGGGAATATGGAGACACGACACAGCGGCCTCACTACCACATAGCGGTATACGGAGAAGACTTCTCCGATGATCGCCAGCAATGGGCCCACTCCAAATCAGGGAATCAACTGTGGCGATCATCAAGACTTAAGAGGCTGTGGCCGCACGGAGACGCGGACATAGGAGACCTGACATTCGAGTCAGCAGCCTACATTGCAAGATATCAAATGAAGAAGATAACGGGGCGCAAGGCCGACGAACATTATACAAGGGTAGATAGAGAAGGAAATATGACGAGGCTTCAACCGGAATTCTGCGTCATGAGCAGAAGACCTGGAATAGCCTCAGAATGGTTCGCGCAATACAAAGACGACGTATATCCACACGATCACGTCATCAGCAGGGGACACCCCGCTAAACCACCCCGCTACTACGACAAGCTACTGGAGCAGATAGACCCCTATCTACTCCAAAACATCAAAGCGGACCGAATCACGGCCGCAGAAAACAACGCCGGCGACAACACGCCGGCACGCTTGGAGGCGCGCGAGACCGTCGCGCAGGCCAAGCTCAATCAAACAAAACGGTCACTGGAGAAATGACAATGAAAATGCAGATGGTTGCACTCCGCGACATCGTCGCGAACGTAATGAATCAACCCAACTTCGTCGCACACATCGGAATGGCCATCCGATCTTTCGGCGACGAATGCCAGCGCAAAGAAAAAGGGAACGTCATGGCCGAACACCCAGAAGATTTCGAACTCTGGCACATCGGCGAATACGACGACCAGGACCTTTCAGCGTGCCGCTTCTTCCCCGAAGCGGAACGCAAACAACTGGCGGTAGGCTCTAACTACCGCCAAATCACCCACTAGGAGCAAACATGCAAGTCCCACAACAGAAAAGCCGGTCAGTACCGGCACACGACTTCTCAATGAACCCGAGGCCGGACGTACCACGTTCCGTCTTCGGGATGCCGCACACACACAAAACGGCATTCGACTTCAGCTTTCTTTATCCGATACTCGTCGAAGAAGTGCTGCCAGGAGACACATGGAAGGCAACCATCACCACCGCGGCACGCACCGCAATTCCACTGGTGCCGCTCCAAGACAGCTGGCACCTCGAATTCTTCACATTCTTCGTGCCAATGCGACTGGTCTGGACAAATGCTCGCAAATTCTGGGGAGAACAGGACAACCCCGCTGACAGCATTAACTTCACAATCCCACAAACGACATCGCCGGCCGGCGGCTACGTTGTAGGAACCCTATGGGACTACATGGGCCTACCCACCGTCGGACAGGTACTCGGCGGAAACACCGTCTCAAACAACGTGCTACCCGCACGTGCCTACTCACTCATCTGGTCAGCGTGGTTCCGAGACGAAAACCTGCAAAACACCGCGTCAATCGCTTTCGGCGACGGACCCGACGCGGCTAACAACTACATCCTGCTCCGAAGAGGAAAACGCTTTGACTACTTCACACAAGCGCTCCCCTGGCCGCAGAAAGGGAATACAGCTATCACTCTTCCCCTCGGAACAACGGCACCAGTCAAAACACAGTCCACCGCAACCGTCACCGGAGCCCAGTCAGCAATGCAGATGCTCCGAGCCACAGACGGTGGCGCCGCACCAAGCAACATCCTCATCGGCACCGGAACGGGCGGCTCCGCGGGACAACTGGCTTACGGCACTAACGCGCTCACCGCGCAAACGGGCACGCTCTACCCGTCAAACCTGTTCGCGGACCTAACAACCGCCACCGCAGCAACCATCAACCAGCTGCGGCAGGCGATCACACTGCAGCAGTACCTCGAGAAGGACGCTCGAGGAGGAACCCGATACACGGAATTCGTGTTCAATCACTTCGGTGTCAAAAGCCCAGACGCAAGGCTCCAGAGACCCGAATTCATCGGAGGCGGACATGCAAACATCCTCACGACTGCAATACCTCAGACGAGCGCTACGGGCCTCACTGGAAGCACAACACCTGCTGGAAATCTCTCTGCAAGCGGCCACGTCACCGGACGCACCGGCTTCACCTACAGCAGCACAGAACACGGGTACATACTCACCCTGGTGTCCGCACGGGCGGAGCTCAGCTACAGCCAGGGCATGCGTAAAATGTGGAGCAGATCCACGCGATATGACTATCCCGTCCCTCTGCTCGCCAATCTCGGCGAACAAACTCTCCTCAACCGCGAAATCTACGCGGACGGTTCCGTCAACGACGCCAACGTGTTCGGATACGTCCCAAGATGGGACGAGTATCGACACATACCTTCGAAAATTACGGGACTCTACCGACCCCGATCGACGGGAAACATCGCGTACTGGCACAGCTCCGAAAACTTCCTGACGCTACCCGCGCTCAACGCGACGTGGATACAGGACAACTCGGAAACCGTCGTCGAGCGAAACTTCACGGCAGGAGCCGCAACCGCCAATCAGCAGATACTCGCGGACTTCTACTTCGACGTGAACGTAGCCAGACCACTGCCAGCCTACGGCATACCTGGCCTCACGAGGTTCTAACCATGGGACTACTAGACTGGTTAGGACCAATCGGAGACCTGGCGGACAGCGTGTTCGGAAGCAAAAGCGCACACGATGCAAACAGGACCAACATCCGACTCCAGCGGGAACAGCAGGACTGGGAAGAAAGCATGAGCAACACCGCGGTACAACGACGACGCAAGGACATCGAAGCCGCAGGAGGCAACCCAGCACTCGCGTTCACCGGAGGCCAGGAAGCCTCAACACCCAGCATCGCACCAGCGAGCGTGGAACCAACCTGGCGCGGCATAGGAGGAGCCACAAGCAAACTACTCGCAATGGCGCAAATCCAAAACGTAAAAGCAGACACCGCAGCAAAACTGGCCGGCGCAGAAAGCGCCAGAGTCGAAGCCGACATACGAAAAAGCCTGGCCAAACAGGAACAGGAAACCCGACTCAATCGCTTCCATGAACAGTACGAATGGGACGACCTGAAAACCCTCATCCTACGAACCACTGTCAGCAGCAGCGGACACGAGGAAAAACGCCTCCGCGAAACCGTCGACTCGATGATCGAAATGGCAAAACAGCAGGCACGGAAAGGCCAGTTGGACCTCGACGCACTCGAAAACATCGCGAAGGTAGGCGGCATGGAAGCAGGCAAAATGAAAGACGTCATCAAAATGATACTCGACCTACTAAAGGACTAACTACAATGACAACCTCAACCAAACCATGGGTGCAGAAGGGCGAAGCCATCAAGCTCCCGATCAAAATGCCCGACGGTGAAATCATCACAGCGGAAATACCACAGTGGAAAACACCGTGGAACCACGACACCGACCTAGAAGCAAGGCGAACGGGCACCTACAACGACGAACCTTCCCTAACAAAACAGGAGTTCAAGGAAGAGACCGACATCAACGTGATCCTGGAACGGTTCATGAGAGGCGGCG